AGTGAAATACCTCCCTTTTGTGGTTTTGTCTGTTTGTCGACTTTTTGTGTTGGTGGTGAGTGTTGTGCAGCCTGAGCTTCCTGAGTCTCGTGAGTGGTGTGGGGAGACGCGTCGTTGGTGGCGTGTGTGGGGTGAGGATTCGCGTGCCGGGTTGGTGTCTGATGAGGAGTGGTTGTTTCTTATGGATGCTGCGGTGTTGCATGATGTGGTGTGGCGTGAGGGCAGGGCGGACCTTGTGGCTTCGTTGCGTGCTCATGTGAAGGCGTTTATGGGCATGTTGGAGGCTCATTCTGGGGATGCTGGCACGACTAGCGGTGGTGCTGGTTCTGCGGTGGCGATGATTGACCGGTATAGGAAGCGCAAGGGGGCCTGATTAGGTGTCTGGTGTTGTTGGGTCTCAGGTTCCTCGTCACCGGGTGGCTGCAGCGTATTCGGTGACTGCTGGCGGGGATGCGGGGGAGCTTGGTCGTGCGTATGGGTTGACGCCTGATCCGTGGCAGCAGCAGGTGTTGGATGATTGGCTTGCTGTGGGTGGTAATGGCAGGCTTGCTTCTGGTGTGTGTGGGGTGTTTGTGCCTCGGCAGAATGGCAAGAATGCGATCCTTGAGATTGTTGAGCTTTTTAAGATGGTGGTTCAGGGGCGGCGTGTTTTGCATACGGCTCACGAGTTGAAGTCGGCTCGTAAGGCTTTTATGCGTTTGCGGTCGTTTTTTGAGAATGAGCGCCGCTATCCGGATTTGGCTCGTATGGTGAAGGCTGTTCGGGCGACGAATGGTCAGGAGTCGATTGTGTTGCATCATCCTGATTGTCGTGTGGGTGGTAAGAAGTGTGGCTGCCCGGGTTGGGGTTCTGTCGAGTTTGTGGCCCGTAGCCGGGGGTCTGCTCGCGGTTTTACGGTTGATGATTTGGTGTGTGATGAGGCTCAGGAGTTGTCGGATGAGCAGTTGGAGGCTTTGCTTCCTACGGTGAGCGCTGCCCCGTCTGGTGATCCGCAGCAGATTTTCCTTGGTACGCCGCCAGGACCGCTAGCGGATGGTAGCGTGGTGTTGCGTCTTCGTGGGCAGGCTTTGTCTGGTGGTAAAAGGTTTGCGTGGACGGAGTTTTCGATTCCTGACGAGTCGGATCCGGATGATGTGTCGCGGCAGTGGCGGAAGCTTGCGGGTGACACTAATCCGGCGTTGGGGCGTCGCCTGAATTTTGGGACCGTGAGCGATGAGCATGAGTCGATGTCTGCTGCCGGGTTTGCGAGGGAGCGGCTTGGCTGGTGGGATCGTGGCCAGTCTGCTTCGTCGGTGATTCCGGTGGATAAGTGGGTCCAGTCGGCGGTCGATGATGTGGAGCTTGTGGGCGGGAAGGTGTTTGGTGTCTCGTTTTCTCGTTCTGGGGATCGGGTTGCTTTGGCTGGTGCTGGCCGGACTGGTGCTGGTGTTCATGTTGAGGTTATTGATGGGCTGTCGGGGACGATTGTTGATGGTGTGGGCCGGTTGGCTGACTGGTTGGCGGTTCGTTGGGGTGATACTGACCGGATCATGGTTGCCGGGTCTGGTGCGGTGCTTCTGCAAAAGGCGTTGACGGATCGTGGTGTTCCGGGCCGTGGCGTGATTGTGGCTGATACTGGGGTGTATGTGGAGGCGTGTCAGGCGTTCCTGGAGGGTGTCAGGTCGGGTGTGGTTTCTCACCCTAGGGCTGATTCGAGGCGTGACATGTTGGATATTGCTGTGAGGTCGGCTGTGCAGAAGAAGAAGGGTTCTGCGTGGGGTTGGGGTTCCTCGTTTAAGGATGGTTCTGAGGTTCCTTTGGAGGCTGTGTCGTTGGCGTTTTTGGGGGCTAAGCGTGGTGGTCGTGGCCGTCGGGAGCGTAGTGGTAGGAAGCGGGTGTCTGTGGTATGAACTCGGATGAGTTGGCCCTGATTGAGGGCATGTACGATCGTATTCAAGGGTTGTCTTCGTGGCATTGCCGTATTGAGGGCTACTATGAGGGCTCTAATCGGGTGCGTGATTTGGGGGTGGCTATTCCTCCGGAGTTGCAGCGTGTGCAGACTGTGGTGTCGTGGCCTGGTATTGCGGTGGATGCTTTGGAGGAGCGTCTGGATTGGCTTGGCTGGACGAATGGTGACGGCTACGGTCTGGATGGTGTGTATGCTGCGAATCGGCTTGCTACGGCGTCGTGTGATGTCCACCTTGATGCGCTGATTTTTGGGTTGTCGTTTGTGGCTGTTATCCCCCAAGAGGATGGGTCGGTGTTGGTTCGTCCGCAGTCACCCAAGAATTGTACTGGCCGGTTTTCGGCTGACGGGTCTCGTCTGGATGCTGGTCTTGTGGTGCAGCAGACGTGTGATCCTGAGGTGGTTGAGGCTGAGTTGTTGCTGCCTGATGTGATTGTTCAGGTGGAGCGGCGGGGTAGCCGTGAGTGGGTTGAGACGGGCCGTATACCGAATGTGTTGGGTGCGGTTCCGTTGGTGCCTGTTGTGAATCGGCGTAGGACGTCGAGGATTGATGGCCGTTCGGAGATTACCCGCTCGATTAGGGCTTACACGGATGAGGCTGTGCGCACGCTGTTGGGGCAGTCTGTGAATCGTGACTTCTACGCCTATCCGCAAAGGTGGGTTACGGGTGTGTCGGCTGACGAGTTTTCGCAGCCTGGCTGGGTCCTGTCGATGGCTTCTGTGTGGGCTGTGGATAAGGATGATGACGGTGATACCCCGAATGTGGGGTCGTTTCCTGTGAATTCTCCTACACCGTATTCGGATCAGATGCGTTTGTTGGCTCAGCTGACGGCGGGTGAGGCTGCGGTTCCGGAGCGCTATTTCGGGTTTATCACGTCTAACCCGCCTAGTGGGGAGGCTTTGGCTGCGGAGGAGTCGAGGCTTGTGAAGCGTGCCGAGCGGCGTCAGACGTCGTTTGGTCAGGGCTGGCTGTCGGTTGGTTTCTTGGCTGCCAGGGCGCTTGATTCGAGTGTTGATGAGGCCGCGTTTTTCGGTGATGTGGGTTTGAGGTGGCGTGATGCTTCAACCCCGACTCGGGCTGCTACGGCGGATGCTGTGACGAAGCTTGTGGGTGCCGGTATTCTTCCTGCGGATTCTCGGACGGTGTTGGAGATGTTGGGTTTGGATGATGTGCAGGTTGAGGCTGTGATGCGTCATCGTGCCGAGTCTTCGGATCCGTTGGCGGCACTGGCTGGCGCTATATCGCGGCAAACTAACGAGGTTTGATAGGCGATGGCTTCGGGTGTTGCGTCGCGGATGGCTGCTGCCGGGTATCAGCGTGAGGCGGTCAGGTTTGCCGGGAAGTATGCGGGCTATTATGCCGAGTTGGGTCGTTTGTGGCATTCCGGGAAGATGACGGATGCGCAGTATGTGCGTTTGTGTGTGGAGTTGGAGCGTGCCGGCCATGACGGTTCCGCGGCGTTGGCGGGCAAGTTCGTGTCGGATTTTCGGAAGCTTAACGGTGTGGATCCTGGTTTGATTGTGTATGACGAGTTTGATGCTGCCGCCGCGTTGGCGAGGTCGTTTTCGACTATGAAGATGATGAATAGTGACCCGGATAGGGCGAAGGATACGATTGATGCGATGGCTGCGGGTGTTAATCGGGCTGTGATGAATGCTGGCCGTGACACGGTTGAGTGGTCTGCGGGTGCGCAGGGCCGGTCGTGGCGCAGGGTGACTGATGGTGATCCGTGCGCGTTTTGTGCCATGTTGGCTACGAGGTCGGATTATACGACTAAAGAGCGGGCGCTTACTACTGGTCATACGCGGCGTCATAAGCGTGCCGGTAGGCGTCCGTTTGGTTCGAAGTATCATGATCATTGCGGGTGTACGGTGGTTGAGGTTGTTGGCCCTTGGGAACCAAATAGGGCTGATGCCGCATATCAGAGGACGTATGAGAAGGCCCGTGAATGGGTTGATGATCATGGGTTGCAGCAGTCGCCTGGCAATATTTTGAAGGCTATGCGTACTGTTGGCGACATGAGATGATGGTTTCCGGTTGTGTGCCGCCGGTTATCGGTGCACAGGGTTGTCTCCCGCACGGGGGTCAACAAGTTAGTGTTGTTTTCCGCAAGGAGTATAGGGTTAGGCTATGGCCGATCAGAGTGTTGAAGAACAGAATGTTGACAATGATGCTGTTGAGCCCGGAAAGGGTGGAGACGTTGTTGATGTTGTGAAGGATGGGCAGGCTGCCGGCGATGATCATGCCGGTGATGTTTCCGTGAAGGAGGAGTCTTCTTCTGGCACGGATTGGAAGGCTGAGGCCCGTAAGTGGGAGTCTCGTGCTAAAAGTAATTTCGCCGAGTTGGAGAAGCTTCGCGCCTCGGATGGTGATGCGGGGTCTGTGATTGATGATCTTCGCCGCAAGAATGAGGAACTCGAAGACCGGATTAACGGGTTTGTTCTTGAGGGTGTGAAGCGTGAGGTGGCTGCCGAGTGTGGCCTGTCGGGTGATGCGGTCGCTTTCTTGCACGGTGGCGATCGTGAAGCATTGGTGGAGTCTGCTAAGGCTTTGAAGGGTTTGATCGACCAGAGTAGTGGTGGCGCGGGTGTGCGCCGTCTTGCGGGGAGTGCCCCCGTTGATGATGTTAAACGACGTGAGGGTGTCGCGTTTGTGGATGCTCTTGTCAATAATTCTAGGAGATGATTTCTGATGGCTGACGATTTTCTTTCTGCAGGGAAGCTTGAGCTTCCTGGTTCTATGATTGGTGCGGTTCGTGACCGTGCTATCGATTCTGGTGTTTTGGCGAAGCTTTCGCCGGAGCAGCCGACTATTTTCGGCCCGGTGAAGGGTGCCGTGTTTAGTGGTGTTCCTCGCGCCAAGATTGTTGGCGAGGGCGAGGTTAAGCCTTCCGCTTCGGTTGATGTTTCGGCGTTTACTGCGCAGCCTATCAAGGTTGTGACTCAGCAGCGCGTAAGCGACGAGTTTATGTGGGCTGACGCGGATTACCGTCTGGGTGTTTTGCAGGATCTGATTTCGCCCGCTTTGGGTGCTTCTATTGGTCGCGCCGTGGATCTGATTGCTTTCCACGGTATTGATCCTGCCACTGGGAAGCCTGCCGCGGCTGTCAAGGTGTCGCTGGATAAGACGAAGAAGACTGTTGATGCCACCGATAGCGCTACGACTGATCTGGTCAAGGCTGTCGGCCTTATCGCTGGGGCTGGTTTGCAGGTTCCTAACGGGGTTGCTTTGGATCCGGCGTTCTCGTTTGCTCTGTCTACTGAGGTGTATCCGAAGGGGTCTCCGCTTGCCGGTCAGCCGATGTATCCTGCCGCCGGGTTTGCTGGTTTGGATAATTGGCGTGGGCTGAATGTTGGTGCTTCTTCGACTGTTTCGGGTGCCCCGGAGATGTCGCCTGCCTCTGGTGTGAAGGCTATTGTGGGTGATTTCTCTCGTGTTCATTGGGGGTTCCAGCGTAACTTCCCGATCGAGCTGATCGAGTATGGTGACCCGGATCAGACTGGTCGTGACTTGAAGGGCCATAATGAGGTTATGGTTCGTGCCGAGGCTGTGTTGTATGTGGCTATTGAGTCGCTTGATTCGTTTGCTGTTGTGAAGGAGAAGGCTGCCCCGAAGCCTAATCCTCCGGCCGAGAACTGATTCATTTGTTGCGGTGATGTGTCAATGTGCAGGGGGTGGTGTTGATGGGTATCATTTTGAAGCCTGAGGATATTGAGCCTTTCGCCGATATTCCTGAGGGGAAGCTTGAGGCGATGATCGCTGATGTGGAGGCTGTAGCTGTCAGTGTCGCCCCCTGTATCGCTAAACCGGATTTCAAATACAAGGATGCCGCTAAGGCTATCCTGCGCAGGGCCCTGTTGCGCTGGAATGATACCGGCGTTTCGGGTCAGGTGCAGTACGAGTCTGCGGGCCCGTTTGCTCAGACTACACGGTCGAATACTCCCACGAATTTGTTGTGGCCTTCTGAGATTGCTGCGTTGAAGAAGTTGTGTGAGGGTGATGGTGGGGCTGGTAAAGCGTTCACTATCACACCGACCATGAGGAGTAGCGTGAATCATTCTGAGGTGTGTTCCACGGTGTGGGGTGGCGGCTGTTCGTGCGGGTCGAATATTAACGGCTACGCTGGCCCTTTGTGGGAGATATGATATGACCAGTTTTCCTTACGGTGAAACGGTTGTGATGCTTCAGCCGACTGTTCGTGTCGATGATCTTGGCGACAAGGTGGAGGATTGGTCTAAGCCTGTCGAGACTGTGTTCCATAACGTGGCCATCTATGCTTCCGTTTCGCAGGAGGATGAGGCCGCGGGGCGTGACTCTGATTATGAGCATTGGTCGATGCTTTTCAAGCAGCCTGTCAAGGGTGCCGGTTATCGTTGCCGGTGGCGTATTCGGGGTGTTGTGTGGGAGGCTGACGGGTCTCCTATCGTGTGGCATCACCCCATGTCCGGTTGGGATGCTGGTACGCAGGTTAATGTGAAGCGTAAGAAGGGCTGATGGGTTGTGGCTCAGGATGTGAATGTGAAGCTGAACTTGCCGGGTATTCGTGAGGTGTTGAAGTCTTCTGGGGTGCAGTCGATGTTGGCTGAGCGTGGCGAGAGGGTGAGGCGTGCGGCTTCGGCGAATGTGGGCGGTAATGCTTTTGATAGGGCCCAATACCGTAATGGTTTGTCGTCGGAGGTGCAGGTTCACCGTGTTGAGGCTGTGGCCCGTATCGGCACCACCTATAAGGGTGGTAAAAGGATTGAGGCGAAGCATGGCACGTTGGCGAGGTCGATTGGGGCTGCGTCGTGATCGTCTACGATGATCCCAGGAAGTGGGCTAAACGTGTGCTCAAGGATGATGGCTGGCTGTCCGATATACCTTGTACTGGGACGGTGCCTGAGGATTTTAGCGGTGACTTGATTTGGTTGGCGTTGGATGGTGGCCCGCAGTTGCATGTGCGTGAGCGTGTGTTTTTGCGTGTGAATGTGTTTTCTGATATGCCGGATCGTGCTATGTCGCTAGCCAGGCGGGTTGAGGCTGTGCTGGCTGATGGTGTGGACGGTGACCCGGTGGTGTTTTGTCGGCGTTCTACTGGCCCTGATTTGCTGGTTGATGGTGCACGTTTTGATGTGTATTCGCTTTTTGAGCTGATATGCAGGCCTGTCGAATCCGAGTAAGCGTATCGTTGTTTTTTTAGTTTGATTGTTTTGTAGTTTGATTGTTTTTTGGGGGTTATGATGGCTGAAACACGTAAAGCGTCTAATGTTCGTTCCGCGGTTACTGGCGACGTTTATATTGGTAAAGCTCATGCCGGTGATACTATTAAGGGTGTGGAGCCGGTTCCTTCCGGGCTTACAGCTTTAGGGTATCTGTCGGATGACGGGTTTAAGATTAAGCCTGAGCGTAAAACGGATGATTTGAAGGCTTGGCAGAATGCGGATGTTGTTCGCACTGTGGCTACGGAGTCGTCTATCGAGATTTCTTTCCAGCTGATTGAGTCTAAGAAGGAGGTTATCGAACTGTTTTGGCAGTCGAAGGTTACTGCCGGAGCCGATTCGGGTTCGTTCGATATTTCACCTGGTGCCACCACTGGCGTGCATGCTTTACTGATGGATATTGTTGATGGCGATCAGGTTATTCGCTACTATTTCCCTGAGGTTGAGTTGATCGATCGTGACGAGATCAAGGGTAAGAATGGCGAGGTGTACGGGTATGGTGTGACGTTGAAGGCGTATCCTGCCCAGATTAATAAGACTGGTAATGCTGTGTCTGGTCGGGGGTGGATGACGGCTTTAAAAGCTGATACTCCTCCGACTCCTCCTCCGGCCCCAGTTCCTCCGAATCCGCCGTCCGATAACTGATACACGATTTTAGGGGATTGTTGATAGATGAGTGACACTGGTTACACGTTGAAGATTGGTGACCGTAGCTGGGTGTTGGCGGATGCGGAGGAGACGGCGCAGGCTGTTCCTGCCCGCGTTTTCCGTCGTGCCGCCAGGATTGCCCAGTCGGGGGAGTCTGCGGATTTCGCCCAGGTGGAGGTGATGTTTTCTATGTTGGAGGCTGCCGCCCCAGCGGATGCGGTGGAGGCCCTGGATGGGCTTCCTATGGTTCGTGTGGCCGAGATTTTCCGTGAGTGGATGGAATACAAGCCTGACGGTAAGGGTGCCTCGCTGGGGGAATAGTTTGGCTCCACGGCCTGATTGATGATTATCGTGGGGCCATCGAATACGATTTCCGCACCAAGTTTGGTGTTTCTGTTTATAGTGTTGGTGGCCCGCAGATGTGTTGGGGTGAGGCTGTCCGGCTGGCTGGCGTGTTGTGTACCGATACGTCTAGCCAGTTGGCGGCCCACCTGAATGGTTGGCAGCGCCCGTTTGAGTGGTGTGAGTGGGCTGTGTTGGACATGTTGGATCATTACAGGTCTGCTAATAGTGAGGGGCAGCCGGAGCCTGTGGCTAGGCCTACGGATGAGCGTAGGGCCCGGTTTACGTCTGGGCAGGTGGACGATATTTTGGCGCGTGTTCGTGCCGGTGGCGGGGTGTCTCGCGAGATTAATATTATGGGGTGAATAGTGTATGTCTGGTGAGATTGCTTCCGCATATGTGTCGTTGTATACGAAGATGCCTGGCCTTAAAAGTGATGTTGGTAAACAGCTTTCTGGGGTGATGCCTGCGGAGGGTCAGCGTTCGGGTGGTCTGTTTGCTAAGGGCATGAAGTTGGCGCTTGGTGGTGCCGCAATGGTGGGCGCCATCAATGTTGCTAAGAAGGGCCTCAAGTCGATTTATGATGTGACTATTGGTGGCGGTATAGCTCGCGCTATGGCTATTGATGAGGCGCAGGCTAAACTGACTGGTTTAGGTCATACGTCGTCTGATACGTCTTCGATTATGAATTCGGCTATTGAGGCTGTGACTGGTACGTCGTATGCGTTGGGTGATGCGGCGTCTACGGCTGCGGCGTTGTCTGCTTCGGGTGTGAAGTCTGGCGGGCAGATGACGGATGTGTTGAAGACTGTCGCCGATGTGTCTTATATTTCGGGTAAGTCGTTTCAGGATACGGGCGCTATTTTTACGTCTGTGATGGCTCGCGGTAAGTTGCAGGGCGATGACATGTTGCAGCTTACGATGGCGGGTGTTCCTGTGCTGTCTCTGTTGGCTAGGCAGACTGGTAAAACGTCTGCTGAGGTGTCGCAGATGGTGTCGAAGGGGCAGATTGATTTTAACACGTTTGCGGCTGCGATGAAGCTTGGCATGGGTGGTGCTGCGCAGGCGTCTGGTAAGACGTTTGAGGGCGCTATGAAGAATGTTAAGAGCGCCCTGGGTTATTTGGGTGCTACGGCTATGGCCCCGTTTTTGAACGGCCTGCGGCAGATTTTTGTTGCGTTGAATCCGGTTATTAAGTCTATCACGGAGTCTGTGAAGCCTTTGTTTGCGTCGGTGGATCAGGGGATTCAGCGGATGATGCCGTCTATTTTGGCGTGGATTAACCGTATGCCGGCTATGATCACTCGAATGAATGCACAGATGCGCGCCAAGGCGGAGCAGTTGAAGGGCATTTTTGCGAGGCTGCATTTGCCTGTTCCTAAGGTGAATTTGGGTGCCATGTTTGCTGGCGGCACCGCAGTGTTCGGTATTGTTGCTGCGGGTGTTGGGAAGCTTGTTGCGGGGTTTGCCCCGTTGGCTGTGTCGTTGAAGAATCTGTTGCCGTCGTTTGGTGCTTTGAGGGGTGCCGCTGGGGGGCTTGGCGGCGTGTTTCGCGCCCTGGGTGGCCCTGTTGGTATTGTGATCGGCTTGTTTGCTGCCATGTTTGCTACGAACGCCCAGTTCCGTGCCGCTGTGATGCAGCTTGTGGGGGTTGTTGGCCGGGCTTTGGGGCAGATTATGGTCGCCTTGCAGCCGCTGTTGGGTTTGGTTGCCGGGCTGGTTGCCAGGTTGGCGCCAGTGTTCGGCCAGATTATTGGTATGGTTGCCGGTTTGGCTGCCCAGTTGATGCCTGTGATCGGTATGTTGGTGGCCCGGCTGGTGCCTGTGATCACGCAGATTATTGGTATGGTGACGCAGGTTGCTGCCATGTTGCTGCCTACGTTGATGCCGGTGTTGCAGGCTGTTGTTGCTGTGATACGGCAGGTTGTTGGCGTGGTCATGCAGTTGGTGCCGGTGTTGATGCCTGTGATTCAGCAGATACTCGGTGCGGTGATGTCTGTTTTGCCGCCGATTGTTGGTTTGATCCGGTCGTTGATGCCTGTGATTGCGGCGGTTATGCGTGTGGTGGTTCAGGTTGTTGCGGTTGTGATACAGGTGGTGGCCCGTATTCTTGCTGTTGTGGCTCCGATGGTGGCTGCTGTGGTCGGGTTTGTGGCCCGTATTGTTGGTGCTGTCGTGTCGGCTGTGGCCCGTGTGATTGCTGCTGTTGCCCGTGTCATCGGGTGGCTTGTGGCCCATTTTGTGTCTGGTTTGGCACGTATGGGTTCGGTGGTTCAGGCCGGCTGGAATCGTATCAGGGCGTTTACGTCGGCGTTTATGAGCGGGTTTAAGTCGATCATTTCTGCCGGTGTGGCCGCGGTTGTGGGGTTTTTTACGCGGCTTGGTGTGTCGGTTGCTTCCCATGTCCGGTCTGGTTTTAACGCGGCTCGTGGCGCTGTTTCTTCTGCGATGAATGCTATCCGGAGTGTGGTGTCTTCGGTGGCGTCTGCTGTTGGCTCGTTTTTTGGGTCGATGGCTTCTAGGGTTCGTGGTGCAGCCTCTAGCGGGTTTAACGGGGCCCGGGGTGCGGCTTCTTCTGCTATGCACGCTATGGGCTCGGCTGTGTCTAGTGGTGTGCATAGTGTAATAGGTTTTTTCAGGAATCTTCCCAGTAATATTAGGGGCGCCTTGGGTAACATGGGGTCTTTGTTGGTGTCGGCTGGCCGTGATGTGGTGGCCGGTTTGGGTAACGGTATTCGGAATGCTTTGAGTGGCCTGTTGGATACGGTGCGTAATATGGGTTCTCAGATTGCGGGTGCTGCGAAGTCTGCTTTGGGTATTCATTCTCCGTCTCGGGTGTTTCGTGACGAGGTTGGCCGGCAGGTTGTTGCCGGTTTGGCTGAGGGTATTACTGGTAATGCTGGTTTGGCGTTGGATGCGATGTCGGGTGTGGCTGGTCGGCTTCCGGATGCTGTGGATGCCCGGTTTGGTGTGCGATCATCGGTGGGCTCGTTTACACCGTACAACAAGTATCAGCGTGCGAACGAGAAGAGTGTTGTGGTGAATGTGAACGGACCCACGTATGGGGATCCTAACGAGTTTGCGAAGCGGATTGAGCGGCAGCAGCGTGACGCTTTGAACGCGTTGGCTTACATGTGATTGAGGGTGTTGTGCATGTTTATTCCTGACCCGTCTGATCGTGCCGGTTTGACTGTGGATTGGACTATGTTTCCGTTGATTGGTAATTCTCCGGAGCGTGTGCTTCATTTGACGGATTATACGGGGTCGTCTCCTGTCATGTTGTTGAATGATTCGTTGCGCGGTTTGGGTGTCCCTGAGGTTGAGCATTTTTCTCAAACACATGTTGGGGTGCACGGCTCGGAGTGGCGCGGGTTTAATGTGAAGCCTCGCGAGGTGACGCTGCCGGTGCTGGTGTCGGGTGTTGACCCGGATCCGGTGGGCGGGTTTCGTGACGGTTTTTTGAAAGCCTATGACGAGTTGTGGTCTGCTTTTCCCCCGGGCGAGGAGGGGGAGTTGTCTGTGAAGACTCCTGCCGGCAAAGAGCGTGTGCTGAAGTGCCGGTTTGATTCGGTGGATGACACGTTTACGGTTGATCCGGTGAACAGGGGTTATGCGCGTTATCTGTTGCATTTGACGGCTTATGACCCGTTTTGGTATGGGGATGAGCAGAAGTTTCGTTTCAGTAACGCGAAGTTGCAGGATTGGTTGGGTGGCGGCCCTGTCGGCAAGGATGGTACCGCGTTTCCTGTGGTGTTGACGCCTGGTGTTGGTTCGGGCTGGGATAACCTGTCTAATAAGGGTGATGTGCCTGCGTGGCCTGTGATTCGTGTTGAGGGGCCTTTGGAGTCGTGGTCTGTGCAGATTGATGGTTTGCGTGTGTCTTCGGATTATCCTGTCGAGGAGTATGATTGGATCACTATTGATACGGATCCTCGCCAGCAGTCGGCGTTGTTGAACGGGTTTGAGGATGTGATGGATCGTTTGACAGAGTGGGAGTTTGCGCCGATTCCTCCTGGCGGTTCGAAGAGTGTGAGTATTGAGATGGTTGGTTTGGGTGCCATTGTTGTGTCGGTGCAGTACAGGTTTTTGAGGGCTTGGTGAGTGGTTGATGGCTGGTCTTGTTCCGCAGGTAACATTGTTTACGCCGGATTATCGTCGTGTGGCGCCTATCAATTTTTTTGAGTCGTTGAAACTGTCGTTGAAGTGGAATGGTTTGTCGACGTTGGAGTTGGTGGTGTCGGGTGATCATTCTAGGCTTGACGGGTTGACTAGGCCGGGTGCACGGCTGGTTGTTGATTATGGTGGTGGCCAGATTTTTTCGGGGCCTGTGCGTAAGGTGCACGGGGTTGGGCCTTGGCAGTCTTCTAGGGTGACTGTGACGTGTGAGGATGATATTCGTCTGTTGTGGCGCATGTTGATGTGGCCTATCAATTATCGTCCTAGTTTTGTGGGTTCGGAGTGGCGTGCTGACCGGGATTATGCCCACTATTCGGGTGCGGCTGAGTCGGTGGCTAAGCAGGTGTTGGGGGATAATGCTTGGCGTTTTCCGCCTGGTTTGTTTATGAACGATGATGAGAGTCGTGGCCGTTTTATTAAGGATTTTCAGGCCCGGTTTCACGTGTTTGCGGACAAATTGTTGCCGATATTGTCGTGGGCTCGGATGACTGTCACGGTGAACCAGTTTGAGAATGTGAAGCTGGATCGGCGTGGTTTGCTGTTTGATTGTGTGCCTGCTGTGACTCGTGAGCATGTGTTGACTGCCGAGTCGGGTTCGATTGTGTCGTGGGAGTATGTGAGGGATGCCCCTAAGGCGACGTCGGTGGTTGTGGGTGGCCGCGGCGAGGGCAAGGATAGGCTGTTTTGTGAGGATGTTGATAGCCTGTCTGAGGGGGAGTGGTTTGATCGTGTAGAGGTGTTTAAGGATGCCCGTAACATGGATGAGGATGCGTTTCTTGCCGATGAGGCTGAGCGGGTGCTGGCCGAGTCTGGGGCTACGTCGGGGTTTAAGATTGAGCTTGCTGAGTCGAAGGTGTTGCGGTTTGGGCCCGGCCGTCTGATGCCCGGTGATCTTATCTATGTGGATGTGGGCTCTGGGCCTATTGCGGAGATTGTGCGGCAGATTGATGTGGAGTGTGATTCGCCTGGTGACGGGTGGACGAAAGTGACACCGATCGCCGGGGATTATGAGGATAATCCGTCGGCCTTGTTGGCGCGGCGTGTGGCTGGTTTGGCTGCGGGTGTGCGGGATTTGCAAAAGTTCTAATTGTTAGGGGTGTGTTGTGGGTATTGTGTGCAAGGGTTTTGATGGTGTGTTGACGGAGTATGATTGGGCTCAAATGTCTGGTCTGATGGGTAATATGCCGTCCGTAAAAGGCCCGGATGATTTTCGTGTCGGCACCACGATTCAGGGTTCCACGGTGTTGTGTGAGGTCCTGCCGGGGCAGGCTTGGGCTCACGGGGTGATGTGCACGTCGAATAGTGTTGAGACGGTGACCGGTCAGCTTCCGGGCCCGGGTGAGACCCGCTACGACTATGTTGTCCTGTCGCGGGATTGGGAGCAGAATACGGCCAAGTTGGAGATTGTTCCCGGTGGGCGTGCGGAGCGTGCCCGTGACGTGTTGCGTGCGGAGCCTGGCGTGTTCCATCAGCAACTGTTGGCTACTTTGGTGTTGTCGTCTAACGGGTTGCAGCAGCAGCTGGATCGGCGTGCTATAGCGGCCCGTGTGGCGTTTGGGGAGTCTGCTGCGTGTGACCCGACCCCTGTGGAGGGTGACAGGGTGATGGTGCCTTCGGGGGCTGTGTGGGCTAACCATGCCAACGAGTGGATGCTCCTGTCTCCCAGGATTGAGACGGGTTCTAAGCAGATCCAGTTTGGCGGGTCTGCTGTGTATGCTTACACGATCCCGTTTGCCCGGCCGTTTAGTAGCCCGCCTATCGTGGTGGCGTCTATGGCTACGGCGGCTGGGGGCACGACCCAGATCGATGTGAAAGCCTACAATATTACTGCCAAGGATTTTAGTTTGGCGTTTATTACGAATGATGGTTCGAAGCCTTCTGGTGTGCCTGCGGTGGCTAACTGGATTGCTGTCGGCGTGTAATGTACGGCTTGCGTGGCGTGTTGTGGTGGTTGTAGTGGTAGGGGGTTGTAGTGTCATGGTTTACACCTACACTTGTGGCCTCTCTTTGTACCGCTATCGCTACTGTTCTTGGTTCGATTCAGGCGGCTACGTACAGGTCGAAGAAGAGGCTTAGGCAGTTGTCTGCGCAGGTTGATGCGATGGAAGAGTACACGTGGAATATTCGCCATATTGTTCACCGCTATAACGCGAATTTGCCGGAGAATGTTGAGCCGGTGAAGATGCCTGATTTGCCCGAGTTTTTGAAGGATACTGTTGATGGTGGTGGGGGGTGAATTGTGAGGGAGTTGGAGGAGGAGAAGCGGCAGCGCCGCTCGTTTGAGAAGGCTTCACTTATATTGTTGTTCTTGTCGCTTGTGTTGTTGGCGGTGGTTGCTGCGGGTGCTTTGCGGTATGGTTCTGTGGCTTCCCAAAGGGATTCGGAGCAGGCGAGGGCCCAGTCTAATGGTACAGCCGCTAAAGGGTTGGCTAGCCGTGTGCGGCAGGTGTGTGCCTCTGGCGGGCAGGAGTCGGTGCGTCTTCACCAGTCTGGTGTGTGTGTGGATGCTCAGCGTGTTGAGCGGAGTGTGCAGGGTGTGCCGGGTCCGGCCGGTGAGCGCGGCCCGCAAGGGCCCGCTGGTGTTGATGGCCGTAATGGTGTTGATGGTTCGGCTGGGCTGGTTGGCCCTGTTGGTCCGCAGGGTTCCCCGGGTTTGAATGGTGTGAAGGGTCCTGACGGGCTGCCCGGCAGTGACGGCAAGGATGGTGTTTCGGGCCGTGCAGGCGTGGATGGTGTGAACGGATCCGATGGTAAAGATGGTCGGGATGGTTCAGCTGGTGAGCGCGGCGATGTGGGGCCTTCGGGTCCTGCCGGCCCGCAAGGCGCACAGGGGGAGCGTGGTGAGCGTGGCCCCGCAGGTGTGAACGGATCCGACGGTAAAGACGGTAAGGATGGCGCTGATGGGCGCTCGGTGATATCGGTGTACTGTTCCGGGGGCCGCCTGGTTGTGAAATATAGTGACGGTACGGCCTCTACCGTGTCGGGTTCTGCAGCCTGCGAGAGTGTGAAACCGTCACCTGTGGTTACCGTATCATCCCACAAGTAAAAGAGGAAGGGTGTTACTAGTGTTGGTCGTGTTTGGTGGTGGTGTGTGGTGAGATACATTCCTGCGGCGCATCACTCTGCCGGTTCGAATAGTCCGGTGAACAGGGTTGTGATTCATGCAACATGCCCGGATGTGGGGTTTCCGTCTGCTTCGCGTAAGGGTCGGGCGGTGTCTACAGCAAACTATTTTGCTTCCCCATCATCGGGTGGTTCGGCGCATTATGTGTGTGATATTGGGGAGACGGTGCAGTGCTTGTCGGAGTCTACGATTGGTTGGCATGCCCCGCCTAATCCGCATAGTTTGGGTATAGAGATTTGCGCGGATGGGGGTTCGCATGCCTCGTTCCGTGTACCGGGGCATGCTTACACTCGGGAGCAGTGGCTTGATCCCCGGGGGGGGGCCCCCGGGGGGGGGGGCGGCGCCCCTG